CTTATAAAGATTCTGATGGTTTGATTTGGTCTAAAACATATGACGACAACGATAATGAATTAAATCATAAACAATCTAATGGTTATGAAGAGACTAGAACTTATGATGCCAACAATAATGAATTGACTTATAAAGATTCTAATGATGTTAGTTTGACTTATACTTATGACGACAAAGGTAATTTAACAAGTGATGATGATAACATCTACAAGTACAATAGAGAGAATGGTCTTATTTTGTTTAAAAATGGTAAAGAGATTTTAAGTATACCAAAGTTTAAGGTATAATTAAGAAAGCAATTGGTATACTTAGGAATACCAAAAGAGAAGGAAAATAAAATGTTAATCAATTACACACAAATTATAGACACTATATTGGCGATAGAGGTGATTATGATTATGATTATGATTGTTATATGTATTAACGTCATTTTGTTATCATACAATGACAAAGGGGAAAAACATGCACATAGAGAAATTAGTAGAGAATGAAGAATATGAGGTGTCCTCTTATAGTGATTATAGAACAAAGAATTTATCAAAATATGTCGGTTTGGGTACATTAGATAATCCATTATTTTTAACAAGTGGGGAGACCAAAGCAGCCACATGGGAGTTTTACCGTAAAGATTGTAAACCCACCATAAAACGGTTTTACGATAAGGTCGAAACAAAAGAGGTGGGTTCATAATTATCAAAGTTGGTGCTTATGGTGTGTTATTATACAAAAAAATGTTCCTAATGATATGAAATGAACAAACCAAAAATAAATATGTATGAAGGTCGTAAACTTCTTCATTCAGATATTAAAGTGTGTTAGTTTAAGCTAGATTTAAGTTTATAGTTGTTATACTTAGGAACAAACTAGGAGAAGGAATAAAAATGACATATCAAGAATTTTTAAAAGCAACAAAATTAGTAGATAAAGACTTAGAAGCAGTAAAACAAGATGGTTATGCTTTACAATATGTTAAAGAGCAAACACAAGAGATTTGTATTGAAGCTGTTAAACAAGATGGTTATGCTTTACAATATGTTAAAGAGCAAACACAAGAGATTTGTTTAATCGCTGTTAAACAAAATGGTTATGCTTTAGAATATGTTAAAGAGCAAACACAAGAGATTTGTTTAATCGCTGTTGAGCAAAATGGTTATGCTTTAGAATATGTTAAAGAACAAACACAAGAGATTTGTATTGAAGCTGTTAAACAAAATGGTTATGCTTTAGAATATGTTAAAGAGCAAACACAAGAGATTTGTATTGAAGCTGTTAAACAAAATGGTTATGCTTTAGAATATGTTAAAGAGCAAACACAAGAGATTTGTATTGAAGCTGTTAAACAAAATGGTTATGCTTTAGAATATGTTAAAGAGCAAACACAAGAGATTTGTATTGAAGCTGTTAAACAAGATGGTTATGCTTTACGATATGTTAAAGATCAAAATGAAGCTATTTGTTTAATCGCTGTTAAACAAAATGGTTATGCTTTACAATATGTTAAAGAGCAAACACAAGAGATTTGTATTGAAGCTGTTAAACAAGATGGTTATGCTTTAGAATATGTTAAAGAACAAACACAAGAGATTTGTATTGAAGCTGTTAAACAAGATGGTTATGCTTTACAATATGTTAAAGAGCAAACACAAGAGATTTGTATTGAAGCTGTTAAACAAAATGGTTATGCTTTAGAATTTGTAGACAAATCTATTTTTAAGTAAGCTAGATTTAATCTCAAAGTTGTTATACTTATTAATAAACTAGGAGAAGGAAAAAAGATGCATAACACTATGAGTTTCAAAGATTTTTTCAATACGGGAAGAGGATTAAATGAAATTCCAAAATATATAGACCATGATTACTTGCCGTTTAAACCAATGGAAAATAGAAGTATGCAAGCACTAGAAGCAAAATGGACAGAGTTGGAATTAAAAGTGCCATCTTCAAAGATTAAAGTACTAAAAGAAGTAGTTGATGATTTGGTTTGGAGTAGTGGAGACCAACATTTTTTAAAAACATTAAGAACAGTTTAAGTTATCATTAAAAACCTATATAATTATAGAATATAAATAAAGAGAAGGAATAGAAGATGAATTATGAAGATTTTTTAAAAAATGTGATTTAGAAAACGAAGATTTAAAACAGTTAAACAAAATGGTGAAGCTTTACAATATACATACAAGTATGAAGAAAACCTATATAATTGTAGAATAGAAGATGAAGACAACACACGGTACACATGATGGTATTACCATCATGTAGAAAAAAACATAGTAATAGAAACAACCAATTGGGGGGGGTAGTTACTTGTCAAAAATGTATAGAAAAGATGGAAAAAACCACGGTTTTGTTTCTGTTGTAGAGGGGGGGGAGTTTTGATAATGTCATCTCATCGTGAGCATTATATATGTGGTGATACCCATGATAGGGTAGACTTACCAAAAATACAAAATTGGGCATCTAATAAATCAGAAAAAATATTATTTCAGTTAGGTGACTTTGGTGGGTTGTTCTACGAAAAAGACAATAAGAAACTTTGGTTAAAGGACAATAAGTTACTAAGGGATTGGTTAAAACTAGGAAAACAACACAATTTCACACTTTTTGTAGTCCCCGGCAATCATGAAAATTGGGATATGATTGATAAACTGCCGACGAAGGGTATGTTTGGTGGTATTGTGCAATACATAGACGTAATACACCCTTATAAAAACAATAAAACACAAGGTAGAATTTACTTTTTAATGCGTGGCGAAGTATATTTAATTGATGGAATCAAATACTTTGTTATGGGTGGAGCAAATACACATAAGAGTTTTGCAGGCGAGACTGATAGAGATGGTGAACAAATTTGTTGGAGTAGGGAGATTCCTAGTTTTGGTGAGTACAAGAACGCTATGATAAATTTTAAAAGACATGATTACAATGTCGATGTTATACTATCACATACTACAAACGCGAATATAGGATATCAAACTATGGTAGCAAAATATGGTAATGGTGCGTATTCACAATCTATTGACTTTGATAAGGTAGATGACCCACTAACTAGATTTTTCACTTCTTTAAGTAAACATAAGAAGGTACGTTATAAATCATGGTATTTTGGACATTTTCATCATGATTGTATTATAAGAGACTTAGAAGATGATAGACATTATGAGTGCCATTACAACAAATCACCCAAACTCATAAACATTTAAGTGATATATGTTGCGATTTGGTAGTTGTGTCATCTCTAACACCAAGCATAATTGTTATAATTGTAATCTTTCTTTGAGTGTTTCATTGTCTATTGGTTGTTTTGTATGTTCCAACTGTGTATAACAATTCTATTTTTTAATTAATCTAGATTTAAGTTTAGAGTTGTTATAATTAGGAGAAGGAATATAAAATGACATACCAAGAATTAGTAGAAGAATCAAAATGAAGCTATTGGTATTGAAGCTGTTAAACAAAATGAAAATGGCACAAAGGTACAAATCATCATTAGTGATTTAAATATGTCAGAAGAAGACTGCAAGCGTGTAGACACTACTATTGTCAAGATGGAAAAGTTTTGTGATATTAAATTACAACTACTTGACCATCACAAAACAGGGTTAGAATCTAGCAAACTTTATGATTGGTATTACCTTGATGATACTATGTGTGCTACTAGAATCGTGTTTAAATATTTTGAACATATGCTAAAAGATTTGGGTTGCCTTGATGATTTCTCTAAATTGGTGAATACATATGATATGTGGTATAACACAGATGATAGATTTAATGTAGCAACTCTTTTATCCTAATGGTAGTAAAGATATTTCATCACAACTAAAAGGTTTGTAACCACGATAGCGATTTCGTTTTTTTTATGGGTATATTTGCTACTATTTTGATTGTTTTGGTTGCCCTAGGAACTATAAAATTTAAAAACCACACAAAGTAAACACACCTCACTCGTTTATAAATAGTTATAAACGAGTGAGTCCATGGCTAAATTTAACTTTAATTATACTAAGAAAAAAGAATATAAAATGTACGGTTCTATGGTAGATGAACTCATCAACCTATATGGGATAGAAGTAGAATACTTAGAAGTGTCTAAGTTCAACGACAACGTAACATTTCAGGAATATGAGAGTAGACAGTTATCAAGCGATAGTACTACTATATCAGTTAAAATGGAAGAACAAGGGGAATACTTTGACCCTAACTCTATTATAAACTCTTTTGGTATATCTAACTTAGAAAGCACAAATATATACATTAGTTACAAAACTCTTATTGTATTACTACCTGATTTTGAATCATCTAAAGGTTTTGGTGCGATGATAGGTAATGTTATTATATTCAATTCCAATAAGATTTTAGAAATTACAGACGTTGTACCATTAACACCCGGTGTGTCTAACTTATTTAGTTTTAATGATTCAAAAAATGTCATTAAATTAACATTAAATACTTATATAAACTCACACCAAGATTATCAAAACCCTACTTATAATGATACAACAGCACTAGACAACGTATTCACTTCATTATCTAATGATAAAATAGCACAGGACACGGTAGCAACATCTACCGTGTATACGGAATACACGGTAGATGACATTAGTGGTGATGTAACATCTACCATAGAAGATAAAAAACCAATTGTTGAAAAACACAATGTATTTGGAGACCTAGGATGAATTTCTACTATCATAGGACAATAGAAAAGTATACGGCTAGTATGTTAGATATGCTAAATGATATACAAGTTAGAAGAACTGATATATACAACCAAACAAGAGGGGATTATATCGTCCCTATAGAAATGTCTTATAAAGATAAAGCTTATACCTTTAGTAAGCAGGATACCGAAGATTTAATTAGTGGTAATATCAATGTTCTGCCTAGAATGAGTTTAAGTCTAGGTACTATGGTGAAAAGTGCCGATAGAAACACTAACAAATACAAAATGGTGAAAAGAGATATAGGTAATGATAAAATACAATTCCAATATAATTATGTACCTTATGATTACTATTTTGATTTGGATATAGCAACATTAACACTTACTGATATGTCTATGATTGTAGAACAAATTGTTCCTTTGTTTAACCCTACTTACGCACTAAAAGTGAATGAGTTAGACTACTTAGAAGAGCCTACATCAATCAATGTTGGTATAGAAACCGTATCAATAGATATACCGGAAATTGATGAAGGTTATAATATAATCACAGGTAATATATCATTTGTACTAAAAGGACATATGTATCCACCTATAAAAGATGGTAATATAATTGAACAAATTAAGATTATAACAAGAGCAGGTGAGACATCATCTTTCGAGAACTCATCATTAATCACTGGTGATATCACCACTTCATCTAATAATATAGGTATAGAATATGTACCACATAGTAAAAGTGACAATACTCCGGTAATCTCTTCAATTTATACAGAGTCTGGTCTATTAGAAACTTATGAAAATGAAAACTTAAATTTAGAAGTTATATTTGTTGATAAAGATTCGTTTAATTTTTCTTTTGTCTGGAGTATAGTGAGCGGTAATGGTAGTGTTGGTACGGCATCTAATAAAGTTGTGTTCGCACCACCAATTAATGTAGATAGTGATGAGACAACAACTATTCAAATTATAATCATTGACGAATTCGGTTTACAATCGGAACCATTCTTGTTTGATATATTAGTCAAAAACAAAGCATAAGGATATACAATATCAATAGTAAATATTACACCAGATTCATCGTTAGATTTGAGGGTTCATGTCAAAAATGATGTGCTCCCTTATATGAAAGAAAACTCTAAGTACCCAAATTTCACACTTAGTGACCTTATAAATGATTTTGAGTCTGATATGATAAGAAAATTGTTTACAACTACGTGGTATATACCAAGAACCACGTATGATTTAAAACTTAAAAAGACTTTTTCTGATATCGAAGGTGATGTGTTTAATGAAAATGTAGTTGAGCTACCGGAAACTCAACTACAAGCCCTTAATAACATACAAACAATCATGGATGAATTGTATCAAACCGCTCTAGTAAATGGTACTCCTATTTTAGAAGGTGATAATACACAAGATTTAACTCTTAATATAAATTATTCCAATCCACAAGTAGATGTTATAACAGACGATTATGATTTAAGTTCTCAAAGTGTAGATATCAATCTAAGTATAAAATATGGTGGTGGTGTTATTAGTGGTAACCAAATACTTTCAGGTATAATTAATTATAATATTAATAATGAATTAATGCCTATTTCTGGCATTAAACAAACAAAACTTGATATTGCTATGAACAATCTCTATTATGAATTACAGAACTCTTTAAAAGTTGGTACAATTGACCAAGGGGAAAGTATACCAAATATATTTGGAACATTATATAGTATAGGTGAAGGTGCCAATGGTAGATTAGGTATATCTTCAACAAGTGACACGAATACATTAATAGAAATATCAATAGGTGAAACGTGGAAAAGTGTTGTTACATCAAATGTATCAACATATGCAATAAAAAATGATGGTACTCTATGGGGTTGGGGCGAAAATGGAAACAATCAACTAGGATTGGTTGGTGATACAGTAGATAAAATTATACCTACATTGATTAGTTCAGATACTGATTGGGAAGTACTTAGTACAAATAGTTCCGACTTAACACCTGATATATTGGCTATAAAAAATGGACAATTATATGGAAGAGGTGATAATAAAGATGGGTCTGTTGGTGATGGTAGTGTAGATACTGATATTATAGAGTTTAAATTATTAGATTCTTCTACAATAATTGATATTTCAGTTGGTAAATATAACACATTTTTCATTAAAGATGATGGGACTCTTTGGGGAGCAGGCAATGGTGAATTTTTAGGTAACAATGATTCTAGTCTTGATAATATAACCCCACATGTACAAGTACAGAGTGATTCTGACTGGAGGAGTATTTATTCAGGGGAAGAATTATTATCATCTTTTAGTTATGCTATTAAAACAGATGGTACATTGTGGAATTGGGGTAAAAATTATCATGGTGCATTAGGTAGAGGGGATAATGTAAATAGAGATATACCCACTAAATACAACAATGATACTAACTGGAAAGATGTTAAAATGGGTAGACGGTATGTTATGGTATTAAAAACTGATGGTAGCATTTGGAGTTGTGGAGATGGAACTAGTGGTAAACTAGGACATGGTGACACTATTGCTTTAAACACATTAACACAAATAGGGACTGATACAGATTGGTATAGTATTCATATTGGATATGAGTCAAGTTTTGCAACTAAAATGAATGGTGATTTGTATGGTTGGGGAGAAAATGGAAAGTATGAGTTGATGTTATCAGGTGACACTACCGATAAATTAGTACCTACATTAATTGATAATTCTGGAGATAGATATAGAGATGTTGTTGGTGGGGTTGATTTTACTATTGTAGTTAAATAAAAGGATTATAAATACATAAAAAGTGGAGATACCCATGTCAAGCTTATTTGATACACCTGCAGATTCCTCTATAGGACTAAGAACATATGTGAAAAACAATGTTCTACCTATACTAAAAGCACACAAAAAATACCCAAATTTCACAATGAACGATTTACTTACATATTTTGAGTTTAGTGATATCACTAAACTATTTGCAACAACCTGGTACATTCCTAAGACGGGTCAAAACATGAACTTAAAACAAGCATTCAATGATATTGAAAATGATAATTTTAATTCAAATATTAAAATTATCTTAGACAAAGTTAATAATTCTTATTTAGAAGATAGTATATACTCTATATCACAAGATTTGTTCGCACAAACAAAAGTCCATGGTTCTTTGAGATTGGCTTATCCTGTTGATTCAAATATCACGTTTTTTATTGAGTATTTGACCGAACAAGAAGATGTGGGAACACAATACAATCTTAGCCAAACTATTGATATTAGCACTTATTTATCTTTTGATGGGAATACAACGCCTTCTGAAAACTATTTGACTAGTGCTACTCTTGTAGAGACTAACGGGAATTCTCCTATTACAGGAACAGACAAAGATTATATTGTAAATGCGTTTAATGCTATTTTTGGTCTAATACAAAAGAACACAACGTATTTGTTAGGTTTTGGTGATTCAGTAAAAAGTGAAAACGATAGTTTTGGTCTACCACTTGGCACTAATCAATCCAATACAATCAATACAACTATTCACTATGATGGTGCTACAGATACTAATGTTTTTACAGAAAGTTTAACTAGTACTTCTTATTTCTCGGAAGATGCTGACAATTTTCCAACTAAGATATTTAATGAGTTAAAACCAAACAATTTAAAACTTGTTTATTTAGATGGTAATGGTGATTATCTAAGTGATACTATACCTAATGTTACTGTTGGTGATAGTATTAATGTTGGATTAACAGAAGGATATAAAACGGTCATAGATTCGTCTCTAATCGATTATAGTGTTGGTGGAGAGGCAACATTTATTATTAAAACTGATGGTACTTTATGGGCTGTTGGGAAAGGTTCTAGTGGTCGTTTAGGTCTTGGTAATACTAACAACGCATTGACATTAACACAAGTTGGTACTGATACAGATTGGGCAAAAATTGATGCTCAATGGTCACATGTTTTAGCAATTAAAAGCAATGGTACTCTTTGGGGATGGGGATACAACAACCACTACCAAGTAAAATCACCATCAAATGATGTTTTAACACCTACACAAATTGGTACTGATACAGATTGGGCAAATTGTAGTACAGGTTTTCAACACTCTATTGCTATTAAATCAAATGGTACTCTATATACATGGGGTGTTGATAACGAATCTCAATTAGGACAAGGAACTATTAATGCTAATGTTTCTACTCCTACACAAGTTGGTACTGATACAGATTGGGAAGTAATATCAGGTGGTTATAATCATACAATGGCTATCAAAACAAATGGTGATATGTATACATGGGGTGGTGGAAGTTCTGGACAATTAGGAGATGGTGCAGGGACAAGAAGAGCTAATCCTACATTGATTGGTTCTAGTTCTTGGTCAAAAATATCAGCTGGTTCTTATACATCTGCTGGTATACTTAGTAATGGTTCTTTATTAACATGGGGTGATAGTGCAAGTTATAAAACTGGTACTGGAGATACTATTGATGTGTTAGTACCAACTATAACATTATCAGGTTCATGGTTAGATACAAAACTGCATAGTAATAGTGGGATAGCATTAAAAGATGATGGTACTGTATATGCTTGGGGTGTAAATACTAAAGGTCCTCTTGGTGATGGTACATTTGATACTAGACCTACACCAATACAAATAAGTACTGAAGTATATTCTAAAATTGATGCAGGTAATACACATACATTAGCTATTAAAAGTGATGATTCATTATTTGCATGGGGTGATAATACTTATGGACAATTAATGGATGATAGCACTACTGATTCATTTAATCCTGTTCAAAAAGTTTTATCTAAAGAAGAACCTAAATTATATTTAGAAGATTCAAGAATATCTAATAAAGCTTATACAATTAATAATACAGTGACTTCTATTACAAAATATACAAAAATAAACGTTGGTTCTTCACATGTATTAGCTCTTAAAGAAAATGGTATCATATATACTTGGGGAAATAATAATTATGGTCAACTTGGTAATGGTGACAACATAATTAGTAATACACAATTACAATTAGGTTCAGATAATAATTGGACTGATATTTCTGTTTTTGCTTATTCTAATATAGCCCTTAAATCTGATGGTACTATTTGGGTATGGGGTGCTAATGATTACGGACAATTAGCAGATGGAACAGTACTCTCGAGTAATATACCATTACAAGTAGGAACTGATACTAATTGGAGCAAAATTATATCTGGTTATGACCACTTTTTAGCAATTAAAAGTGATGGTACTCTTTGGGGTTGGGGAAGGAATCAATTTGGTGCTTTAGGGTTAGGTGATACTTCACATAGGGATACACCTACGCAAATAGGTACTGATACTGATTGGGACATATTAGGTGCTGGTGGTAATCATTCATTAGTTATTAAAAGTAATGGTACTCTTTGGGTGACAGGATATAATGGTCTGGGTCAATTAGGATTAGGAGATAACTCACATAGAAATATATTTACACAAATCGGTACTGATACTGATTGGATTAATGCGGTTGGTGCATCTACTAATTCTTTTTTCATAAAAAGTACAGGTCAATTATTTAGTACAGGTATTAATGATAATGGTCAGTTAGGGTTAGGTGATAACACTAATAGAAACACAATCACCCAAGTAGGTGTTGCTACTGATTGGGATTCTATATCATCATATAATAATACTATATTAGCTATTAGAAATAATGGTGAATTATGGGGTTGGGGAGGCAATAATCTAGGTAATTTGGGAATTGATGGTGATACTATTAATAAAACTTCACCTACTCGTATTGGTACTGATGTAGATTGGCTTGATGCTTTTGGTGGAAGTAATTTTAGTGTCGCTACTAAAGATTCTACAAATTATTATGCTTGGGGTGAAAATAGTGCAGGTCAATTAGGACAAGGTGATAATATAGATGATTATAGTATTCACTTAGTTTCTAGTGTTCCAAATGTTTTAAATATTAATTCAATTGTTGATAATATTGGGTATATTGCAGATACAGTAAGTTCAGCTAAATTTTCTTTAGATATTAATACAAGTTACAATACTAATATAGTATTAAATACTAATAATTTTAATATTATATGAGTATTTCTGCATCACAGTATGGGATGAGTATTCTTAAAAGTGATGGTACTTTATGCTTATAGTGAGTTAGGTGATGGAGGAACTACAAATTCTAATGTGCTTAAACTTATAACAGTTTAATTGATATAAAGAGGGAATTAATCCCCTCTTGTGTCTATGTCAAATTTACCAAACGATAAACCTTTTCCTTTTTCTTTTTTCTTTGTATCCATTCTATCTTCTATTGATGAGATGACTTTACTAACATCTAAACCTTTTTTAATATCAGACCATTGCACAACACCAACTACTTTGTCTTTATAAGTTATTCTTAATTTGTTATTCTTGACTTCATAACCGTAATCACTACCTAGTTCTTTTTCTAATTTCTTTGCAAAATCGGCTACTATGTCACCTTCATTTACAAAATCTTTAAAACTACCTATATCCATCCTAATTTCCTTGTTTATATGTATTTATAAATGTTTCTTGTTTCTCTAAAATCTTCTTTATATTCTTTTTATACCAATTGTTAGTTAAGTTTGGTAGTTTTTCTATTTCTGATGATGACATTTCTAACCATTGTTCTTTTTTAAAAATGTTATGTTCTATAGAGATAAAAGTATCAAGAAAACAAATATTGTGTTTGCTAAAATTGTAACCATAATATTTTCTATAATTTTTGTTTTTTATGATTACATTCTCTAAAGTTACTTTGTTTGTATACAATTGTGAACAATTGGTTTTGTTTGTTTTGTATGTACCCTTTATAATCACAGTACTAGTACTATAAAGCCCTTTTGTGACTTCAAGCGAACCTTTGTTCTCAAATGGCATAGAAAGCTCTTGAAAGCCATTTATGGTGACATCACCTAATATAGATATTTTATTATCTTCTTTTGATGACAATTTAATGATATTTTTATGATAACCATCGACTTCTAGGTTTCCCTTGATGGTTATATTACCCTTATTTGTAAAGTTTCCTATAATTGTAACATCACCATCAACTTCCAAACTACCATCTATCATAAAATCACCATTGACAGTAAGGTTACCACCACAAATCAAGTCCTCTTTTAATTTTGATTCTACTTCTATAATATAATCTTCTTTTGTGGTCATAAGATTCCCTTTTTGAATATATTTATAAGGCTATTGGTATTTCTTAGTAAAAACCATGTTTCCACAATCCCAAATTCTTCTATATCCATTACCGAACATATTTTGTACTTCTGTATCATTGGGATTAAAATCTTCTAATACTTTAGATAACTTGTGTTTTTGATATTTATTTCTACTCTCTAATAACATGGTGTTCTCTTTAAAATAAAAGTAGTTTGGTGTTGAGTTATGTGTGTGTTCAAAACCAATAGTCTTATAAAGACCACCTTCACTCCATCTACGGTTTGCATAGCTTACTAATGACGTAGGTTGGTTTTCTCTTTCAAAGTGCTTTAATAGCTTACTAGCACCTCCTACAACCGTTGTATTAATCTTGTTACAAAATCTTATAAGTTCCCATTCATAATTCTTAGAAAATCTAGTCTTACCGAAGGTCATAAGAGATACTAACTCATCATCATTATAATAGAGACCGTAATCTTTACTAGAATTACAAGAACCCTGTAAATGATTATTATCAAGGAACTTTTTCTTTGTTTTGTTATCTACTTCTTTAATAGTTGTTTTTCTACCATAGATTCTAGTTGTCTTATTCATTTTAGAATTAAGTACACTTTTCCATATATCTTTTTTTGTAATCCATTCGTTATCAAATATATGGAATAACTGATAACCTTTTTCTTCTACTAGATTTGTTTTAACCAAGTGTCTATTCTTATTCTCTTTATCATGATTGTTGAGCATCGTATGTTTTGATTTGCCATAACTATGCCATATAAGACCATTGTACTCTATACCAAATTTGTAACTATGTGACAATATATCAATTTGTAAAGGTGCTATCATTTTATAATTACCTTGTTCTTTGTCCACATCCACTACAAAATCATAAACATTATTTTCTTGATTTGTTTTGCTCTTCTTATATTTTACATTATTGTTTCTACAGAATGTGTATATCATAGTGATACCACAATTGTAATATATCATGGCGTCTTCTATCTGTAATTTATTATCTATAACAAAAACTTCTTCAAAATAAATCTTATTAAAATCGTCTCTATTTGTTATATGCATTTCATTTTTGTTATATATCCCATTTTTACGTTTTCGCTCTCTAGTATTTTTTATTTTCTCTTGGATAATAGGAGACTTAGTTGGATTGGATACACCATAATGATTCAAAAAAGTAGATTTTGTTTTGTCAATTATATCTTTTTTTTCTATAGATGACTTATTGTTATATACATCACTTAGATGATGTTTTCTTTCATCCGATATAGGAACACCTACAAATAAATGTGAGTTGTCATAAGTTTTAGAGCCATATCTTAACGATATGGTATTTTCTATTTTGGTCTTTATTTCTTTGTTATTAAACGTATATTCACAACCATATTTTTCTAGGTTTGTATTTTTCTGTTTTGTCTTTGTTTTTTCGGAGTTTGATAGACATTTAGTTGAGCAGAACTCACGATAACCTTTTGAAAAGTTAATAAACGATGTTGGTTCACCACAATGACATTTGGTTGGTTCACCATGATAACACTTATACATTTCTTCCAATGTATAAGGTGTATACTTAGTTCTATTTGGGTTAATTTTACCATCTTTCATCAAAAATAGAAAAATGTTTGTTTTTGTAAGAGGTATATTTTTATAAGTTGATTTGGACTCGCACGTTATAGAACAATAAAAATTATGAGTCTTTGCGAATGATACTGTATTATCACATTCTTGGCATTTAGGTTCTTTGTATAATCCATTTTGTATTAATCGTATAGACGTTGGGAAATTGCAACCCATTACATCAACTATAATCTTTTTTATGTTGTTAGGGACTATTCTAGTCTTAACTACTTTATATTTGTTGAGGTAAGGGGTTATTGTTTTTTGTAGTTGTATTATATTCATAATATAATTATACAAAAAGGGTTCTTAAAGAACCCTTAACTAGTAGATATTTACTGACCACCAACCACTGTTGTGATGTCAGTACTAGCATTAATAGCAGTAAAAGTAAGAGTAATAAATTCTGTTACATATACGGGCTTAACGACAATGTTAGCAACGAACTCATTACGTTCAATAACAGCATCTGTGTTACCACTCATATCAACAACAAACTCATCAATTCCTTGACCTGCTTGGATTTGAGAAAGGAATGGTTCAACAGCACTTACAAATCTATTACGAGTGAAAGTGTTATTAAATTCAAACACAAATGATTTAGAAGTTTTGTAGATAACTCTCTCAATATGATTGAAAAGGTTACGAACATTAACTCTATCGAATACGCTTGGTCTATTTGTATAAGTTTTTTGCCCATATAGCATATGACCTTGACCTGGGAAGCTTACAATTGGATTGATTGCATTTTTGTACAAATAATCTCTTTGTGTACCATCAGGGTTACTTAAAAATCTAACAACATTTCTAATTTGACCACGTGTTTGACCTGCTGGTGCAAACCATTTATCAAAATTAGCATCAGTCTCTGCTCTAAGTCCCGCAATATCACCTGATAAAGACACTTCTACATTTTTAGTACCAAATAAGTTCTTTTGTACTTTAGTATTAGCACAAACAACCATAAATTCATTAGAGCTATAACTTGCAACAATATTGTCTACGAAGTTAGTTAATACATCATTAGAACCTAATCTAAAAGCAACATAACCTAGACAATCTCTACGTGAGCTAACTAAGCTAGAAATAGAACCGAAGCTTGTATCTAAACCGATAACATAATCGATATCTACAAGGTCTTTATTCTCATATAAACCATATCCATTTTCGATAGTTAAAGTTTTACTATATTGCTCTGTAGCACCACCTTGAAGTTTAATAGTATTACCATTTATATAAGAGTCCATAGTAAAACTTTTATCCCCTGCACTCTGCGACCATACAAACTTAGATTGTTTATCTAGTACATCATCAATAAACATTGAATCACCACGACCATCTTTAGCTAATGGGTCCATACTAACGGTAAATACTTCTGTTTCACCGTTATATCTAATAGCAATACCGTATTCACCATCTAAAGGAGTATATTCAAATAGTGAATCTAATAGAACACCAGGAAATGCATAATTTTTAGAACGAGTAGTCAATCCTGCAACAGATCCTTCTCCGAAGTCTCCTGATTTGGCAAGTGTTTCTCCAATAGAAGCAACATCTGTACTATATTTGGTTACACCACCTTTAGCAATAGATATTTCAATATTGTTACCCCATTCACCAGCAACTTTAGCAAAAAATCTATTAGATGTTTCTGTTCTAAAATCAGCAGATAATGAGTCTTTTTGTTCTTCATCGTCTACAAGTAACATATCAGTTAATGCGTATGTTTTAGGTGTCTCTACATTAGATGTATTTAAATCAAAACCAACATAAGCTACTGCATTTTTAGAAGATACTCTTGATAGTTTAAATTCTTGTGACGAACCATCCGCAATTGCATGAGATACGTGTGTACTCAATTCAAAAGTTTGTTTACTATTACTTAATTCTTTAATGTGGTAACTATTAGCACCGACTGTAAGTATATCTCCTACATTAACGCTTTTGTCCATTGTCGCACTTGTAATATCTATTGTATTAACTAACTCTTGTTGTCTAATAATAGGGATTGCTGTACCACTACCATCACTTGCTACAACTACATCAAGCATTGTCAATTTGTAAACATTAGGAGAAGTAACTAATTCTTTTTTAGTAACGTAGTTAAATGTAGTACCACCATCAAATGACAATTTAGTACCAACAACTACATCAAGAACACCTGGTTCCGGAGATTGTACTACTTCAATTTCAAAAGCACCAAGTAAAGTAGCATCATTACCTGTTGCCGCAACTACTGCACCACCAATATAAGTAAAGTCTGTTGCAACACCTGTGGTAACACCACTTGTAGCATCATAATCACTAGAGAAAACACCATCGGTATACTCTTCTACATTATCTGTACCATTAACATCGACAACACCTGCAACAGTTCCTGCAACTACTTCACCATCAGCACCATAACCTAATACATTATCTTGTGCTACTCTAGTAACATAAATTGCACTAGCATATTGTAGATAATTATACACTTGATACCAATCATCTTCATAACCACTTTGTGGTTCACCAAATGTATCTAAAAAGTCTACATCATTAGATAGTAAAACTCTTTGATTTGTCGGACCCTTTTGGAAGTGACCAACGAAAACACCAACACTACCACCGGTTCTAGCCGTGATAATACTAGCATCGATTTCTTTTATTTCAACCCCTGGGGACAATAAAGCCATATTCTAATTCTCCTTTTAAACTATTTCCCAATTATCAAAAGAAAACGTAACCGTAAACTCTGAAATTGTGTTATTTGTGTCATCCGCAACATCTACTGAACCAACATTAGAAGGAAAACAATTTTTAAATTTGTATGATACTGTATCATCACCTGACATATCCGCTTGTGTAACTAACATATCAACCATTTCTTCTGTAACATTCGCATGAACATTAGTTTCATAATCATCAATTCTAGTCATCCATTCAAGGAATACTTTTCTATTACTATGGTCTTCATCTAAATAAAACGTGACATCCCACGTATTAGTAAACTCTGTGTCTCCATGTAAAATTACTTTTCTACCTTGTGCAAATACTTCTACTTGTCCTATTGTTTTTTCGGGAAATGAAGTTGCTTTTACAAGTTCTTCTATAATTTCACCGGAAACATTTAAGTTGACATTATATTTATTTGCCCTAGCTCCATTTTGTAAAGCTTTTCTTAGCGATGCTGGTGTCTTAGCCATTTTATAGACCTCCTTTTATATTTTCTTATTGTGTTTTATAATTGTATTTATATACTTTGGTACTTAGTCTTTTCTTTCCCAATAACTATAGGTAAATTCTACATCTGTAGTAGTCAATTCGTTACTAGCACTATCTAATGGTATTTCGGACAATGAAGTAGGGAAACAATAACTCAATTCATATTTTGCTATAGTTTCACCTTTTAAACCTAATTGTTCTACATACATATTTGTCATATACCCTATACCTGTGGAATCTATACCACCATAATTTAAGAGGTAAGGAGACACATTAAACTTAAAACCGTCTATATAGTACATCCAATCATCAATAGCATTTCTTACCGCAAATTTATCATCATTATAAAATGTAACATTCCATTTACCGGTAAATTCTGCGGTATCTCTTACTTCAAATTTTCTACCTTGTGACCAAATCTCGGTAGTAGAAATGGTTTTCCCCGGCAATACACTAGCTTTTACTAAAAAAGATATAGTATCATCGCCTACGGTCTCACCTAGTTGTATGGTAGGTCTAGTTATTGTCAATCTAAACTTAGATGATTTTGTACCATCTCCTAACTTTTTTCTTAAATCATGTGGTGTCATTTATATATTCCTATGATTCTAAAATTGATAGTTTTTTATAATGTGAGAAACTAAAATTTACAACGAATTCACTAATACCTTTTGCATCATCAGCAAGGGGTATTGCTGATATACCCATAGGAAATACATTGTAGAACTCATATTGTGCTATCTCTATGATAGGATTCGTATAGTGATATTGTGATACTTTCATAGTACTTGTATATGACAAATCCCCAACGTCTGGTCCTACCAAAGAAGCATCCATGAAATTTTCTTTCTCAAAATGGTTATCCATACCACGAATCCAATTTTCAAAAATGTCTCTAGTTAAAGAAACATCATCAGAGTAGAAAGTGACATCCCATACATTATCAAATGATATATCACCTTTTAACGGATATCTTTTACCCCTATACATAAAGTCTGTTTGTTTTAATTTTATAGCAGGGAAACTAGTAGCTTTACATACCACATCAAGTATAGATGATATTGCTTTATTTTTGATTGAATCTAATAGACCATCCGCACCACTTTGTACCGGTAAATCTAAGTACACTCTATATTTGTTTGGTCTTGTACCACTTTGCACAAAAAGGTCAAGTAATGATTGGTTTATATCAGCCAAATCGTCTCCTTATAAATAATTACATAAAAGTATTTATACATATAAGGAAGTACAAGTGACCGGTTTTTTTGAATCTAAGGACAAATCATCTGTTAATACGAATGTAATTTATAAAACCGATTGGAATAGAAACAATAGTTTTAATTTTTTTATCAATGTTACTGACCCTAGTAATAGTTTCTATGGTGCTGACAAACTTTCGTCAGGTAAAAGTTTTGATGATTTTCTATCAAAACATTTTGATAAAATCAATGTTAGTGTTGTTTCTATAACAACACCAGACCAAACTTCTACATCAATAGAAGAGTTTGTTAATGGGGAATGGAAAATTACAAAGAGTACACAAGAAATAAAAAGATTTAGTGTAACTTTTAAAGATTTTGTTATAAGTGGGCAAACAGATATATATTTTGATAGTACATCTATTGTTGATACGGTTTCATTTTATAATATATTTGAAAGAATGAACAATATGACAACAACCAATTATCCTGACGAACAAAAGCTTACTACGATTATAACATTAGTAAATGAGACAACAAAAACACAAAATGTTGTTTATGAAAACAATAGTGTATTCATAGATTCTGTAAGTAATTTAAGCCTTAGTAATACATCAGCATCACAAATATTAGAATTTACTGTCAATTTCAAGACAGCATAGAAATAAAGGGAACAAATGAAAAACAAAATCGAATATAACATCGATATAGATTTAGGGTGGGTGAAACTCAAAGCACGTAAGTTTTTGGGGAAAGACCGTAGACTCATTGAAGGTGAGATGCAAAAAACTTTTGATGCTGGCAAAGAAGACATCATACAAACTTTAGTTATGTCGTGTCTTGATAATTATGAAGGTAGCAAATTAAGTGATTCAGAATTACAATATGCTTTGTTGACTATTAGAGATTCATCTTTTATTGACAAATTAAGTTTTGATTTTACCTGTAAGAACAAAGAGTGTAAACATAAAAATAATATAACATCAACAGCTTTGGAGTTAGGGGACTTTCAAAAAAGCGAGTTTAAATTGATAGAATCGGGGAACATAAAAGTTACCGTGGATAGAGATTATAACGAAAAATATCTAAATGAGAATTATGATAATCACCCCAACTATGATTACTACAAATTCCTTTTAAGAATCAAGGAATTACAAGAAGGTGATATCAAAGAGGACACTTTTACACTTGATGAAATAGAAGAGTATTTGGATACATTAGATATAGAGGTGTACTCTGAAATAATGAGACAATACAACAAAATGTTTGCTAAGATTTCTATGATAAATCAGTACAAGTGTGACAAATGCGGTGATGATTTTGTTATCAACTTTGATGTGATACCTGGTTTCTTTGGTTAGTAATGTACGATATAAACATAGATGGTGTATATTTTAAATATAGACCTTGGACTTCTATACAAGAAAAACATTTATTGTTGAGCGAAAAAGAAGATTTTGAAGGGATTTTTGAATTCATTGGTGAACCAAATATAATAATTGGAAATGAATCATTAAATAATGACAATAAGAGGATTTTGTTACTTGAAATGAGAGCAAAGAGCTTAGGTACTCTATTTGCTAGTACATACAAATGTAAACATTGCCAAGGTGTAAACGAAGTAGAACTTAATATAGAGTACATACCATCTAAAAAAGAATTTTTAGGTTATGAAGTATTCTCTGATAACTTTGAAGAACATATTACAAAATACGATTTTGAAAATTTAGAATATGAAGAATTGTGCAAACTAGAAAATGTATTTAATGAAACATTGTCTCATCATGGGTACACTGCTGTATCAGAGTGTTTACATTGTACAAAAGAAACTATTATAGATTTCGTTGAATCCTCTGTGATACCAAAGATGGCGTCTACAGATTTGGTTCAATATTATGAGTATATTATGACGTTGACACAGGATTGTAACTTAACCATAGCTGACATAAACGATATGTACCCGTTTGAAAGAGACATGATTATAAGTTTAACAAAAAAATATAAAAGAGAGGGGTAGAAAATGAGATTGCTAAAGGGTAAGAAAAGAAAAAATATATCATCAAGAAAGTTGTTTGATGCTAATAAAAAACAAACTGATATTACCACTAAGCAATTAGAAAACACCTCTAATTATAGTACTATAATAAACAATCAATTTACAGAAAATGTAAAGCATATATCACATAATGTAACAAATATTAGTGAAGATTATAATAGTTATATAACAAACGAACTAACTACTTTAGATGAATTTGTACAATCACCTTCTGACCTAACTGGTTCACAGATAGACCTTGCTAAATTTGGGATGACCATAGGAAAGGACATCACCAAACTAGGCGATAGTATTTCTATGTTACATACCGATAAGAAAGCAGATAACAAACTAAACACATTATTTGGGTTACAAGGTGACTCGTCTTTACAAGCTAATATAAATGATAAATTAAAAGATATAGACATGGGGTTTGTTGATTTAAACAAAGAAGTTTTATCTATTAAGAATGTATTAGTACAAATAGAAAAAAATCAAGTAGATGAACAGGATACTAGTGTAGGTGGTAACACAGCCGAATTGGTACAACCTGTCAATTCTAGTGATGAACTAGATGGTAATGATGATGATTTACCTCTTTTATTCTCCAAAAAAAACAACAAAAATGATAAGAAGACTAACAAGAAAATTGCTAATAAACTAAAGGGTCTAGCTACTAGTACAAAGAAAGGTCTTTTTAGTGTTGGTAAGATACTAGGACCCGTAGGACTTGCATTATTTGCAATGGACACTTTGGATATAGCAAAGGAGCACCTACGCAATTCAAATAAGTTATTTAAAGGCGATGTTGGTACTAGTGAGTTAGTGAGTGTGATATTTGGGTCGGCTATAGAATCTGTTACTTTTGGTAAGTTATCAGGTGATAAGACAATACCTATTATCAACAAACACATTTCTGATATATTAGGTTCTGATTTTGTTAAAGGTATGACCGAGTATTGGGAATTTATACAACCTATATTAAACGGTGTATACAAGATATTCTTAGAAAAGGTAATGCCTACTATAGCAGGATTAGGTGATGATATGTGGTTGGGACTAAAAAGGTTTCATGAAGAAGGTATAATGAATGGTTTGTTAGGATTAGGTAGTTCTCTAGTAGATGATTTGAAATCACTTTCACCATTTATCGCTGATATTGTTGATTTTTATAGTAATGTATACACTAAATTGATTGATTATACACTTCCATATATTAATAGCACAATAGATGCAATAGAGCCATTTATGGCAAGACTAGGACTTAAGATATTTGATGCTACAAGTGACAAATATTCTAGTATCAGCCCTAAGATAATAAAGGGGACAGGTAGCGTAATAGAGAATTTGAGTGATGGTATAAGCACAACAGACCTTATGAACAAAATGATTATTACGGGTGCTGTATCATTTAATAAAGCAGGTGGATACTATGTAGACAAAGATGCATTGCATTTTTTATCCGATAAAAACCTTTTAAAATTGGCAGAAGAAGCTAACTTCGGTAGTAGCAAGATATCCATAATAAAAGAGCTAAACAAAAGAAATAACACAAAATCACGCGATGTTGCTAGTGGGGTTAATGAATTAGAACAAGTGACAAAGGCTGAGGATTTAGTAGGTTCAAAAATATTAAAAGAGCTAGAAGATAACAAATCATTAGAAATAGACTACGACCTTATAGGAAAAGATGATTTGTTATCAATCAACCAAGAAACTATATTAGACAATTTATCATCATATGACAAAAAAGACTTAGAACAATTAAAATCTTATGTTCAAACTAATATTGATGATGACACTAAGAGAATGATAGCATATATTGACAAGTCACTTGCTTCTAATAATAGACAAAATGGTGATGTATATACTAGAGAAAGTGTAACTACATTAGAAACTATTGACAATATAGGTGTACAAAATACACCAAACAATCTTAATATATTACCGGGTGTACAAAATGCACAGGTACAAAACACACCAAACGTGAGCACTAGTACATACACACCTATGACACAACCAACATTACCTGTGAGTTCCGGTACATTCAATAAACTTAAGGTTTATTGATAGTAATAAATATAATAAAAGGTAGTACTATATGGCTGATGTTGATTCATACAAAATAAATGCGAACTCTACTTCCGATTTTATCATCATAACAAGTAAAGATTACTATGGTGCACTAAAAGATAGATTACAGAAGAGTGATGCTGTGAGCACCATCTTCAAATCGATGAAAACAATAAGTGATAAGAAGAATGATGGGAAAGATAGAAACTTTATGGGACTTAACATAACAACCAGAGATGATAAGAAATGGTATATGCCATTACCAAACAACATCAACGAAGCTTTTTCACAAGGGTGGGAAGATACAAACTTCAATATTGCAGGTGGGGTTGTGTCAAAATTAGTGAGTGGTGCCGGTGGTGGAGATTCGATATCGAGATTAGCAGGTTCTATGTCACCTATGTATTTTCAAACTTATCAACCAAATGGTGCTAGGACTTTCACTTTCGACTTTGCACTATTACCAAACAACACAAAAGAAGCGGAAGAATCAATAGTTGGATTAATAGCACTTAAGAAATATGCATCAGGGACAAAGAATGGTTTCGTTATAACCCCACCATCTGTATTTTCTATAAAATTTAGCAATGAGAAATTAGACGATTTGACTAGAATTGGTGCATTTGTAATAAAGGATATGTCATTTACATATGGTGCGGATGGTAGAATGAGTACATATAGAGATGGAAATATAAAATCTATTAATGTTACAATGACCGTATCAGAAATACAAGAAAAATTCTTTGGAGATTGGTAATGACTAACTCTTATTTTAATTATTTAGAAAAGGACTACAACGGCGGTAGTTTCTTTGACTTTTTCACAATCGCGGATATACCTGACAAATACGAGACAGAAAGTTATTTTTATGATTATGAAGTTAGTGATGATGTTAGACTAGAAAGCATTTCATTTGATGTTTATGGTGATGTTAATTTTTGGGATACTATAGTGTTAGTAAACGGTATGATTTCTGTTGACGAACTTCCTAAAAATCAAACGTATATTAATACTATAATAGAAGAGAAAGTACAAAATTACTATACAAAATTCAATATAGATGAAAAAACGACAAAAGAGCAATATACTATATTAAACCCAACAATAAATGGTATTGCATTTTTGGACTATCCCATAGTACCTGTATTAGAAGGTGATGATACACAAGATACGGTAATTAGTGATTTGGTTGGTACAAAGAAGTTGGAAATTACAATGATATTTCTGATAGTATACAAGAAAATAATGAAAAGTATAGAAGTATAAAAGTGATAATACCAACAGAAGTATACGAGTTTAGACGTTTGCTAGACCTACAATTAAAGAAGTAATATGGTAGGAGTAAACACACTAAAATCATTTGATTTGGTAATATCAAGGGATAACACAGGTCATATTGTTCCTATGGACTTAGTGGTTAAGATAATATTAGAGCATTCTTTTGATACTTATGCTATAACCGGTTATATGTTATTTTTAGATAGTGTTGGTTATGGTGGGAGCTTACCACTAGACAACCAATGTTCTCTAATATTATCTATGGTCGACATGAGGGAAAATTCATATAATGAACATTTTTCTATCACTAAAGTGGATGAATATTTAGAAGGTAAGACCAAAATGGTCAAGGTTGAGTTTATAAGTTTAGATGTTGTTGATATGTTCATAGAGCATAAAAGTAGAGCATTTGAAGACAAAACACATTCGGAAATAGTATCTTCTATATTTAATGATTTTGGTGTAAGTGTACCAACTATTGATATGGATACAAAGCACGAATTGGTGGTGACTCCACAAAACCAAAACACATTCATCACGGTAAACAAACTCATAAAAGATTCTGGTATATATGTATACAAAAGGGGTGATGAATATTTTTGTGTTGACAAGACATCTATCGTAGGAGAAGAGATTGACGAAGTGTACGCACAAGTAAATGATTTATATCCCAATAACATAAAGTACTTAGATATAGACACATACGATAGCACGGAGAACATAATTACTTATCCCGATACTAATTATATGAAATTTGACCCTTTGAAGAAGGTGGTAGAGTTAGTCGAAGTTAAAAATGATGATTTATTATTAGGATTAAATGATAAAAAAATAGAATATGGTGAAGTCAAAAGTATTAGGACACTACCAATGTCATATTGGAAAAATGACAAAGAGAACTTGCATTTTAGAAACAATATAAACAACATAAAGGTTGACTTGTTATCATCGGGTAGTTTCTCCGTAGGACTAGGTAACATAGTAGATGTAGAAATACCAGAGCAGATTGTGCCTTCTAATAATGGTATGTTGTCAGGGAAGTACTTAGTGTATGGTACTAAATATATTATAAGCGCGGATGGTCTTTTTGACCAAGAACTAAATTTACGGCGTGATGATTTCCAAGAGAGAAGATAATGATATATTATGGTGTGATAACAGACAACAACGACCCTTTAAAATATGGAAGAGTAAAAGTTAGGATTGTTGGTATACATCCTACCGATAATTCTATAACAAGTGATGACCTACCATGGTGTCATATTATATCACCATTATCATTTGGTGGTAATAGTGGATTAGGAATCTCCTCTGTGCCTATACAAGGGACTTCGGTGTACTTGTTGATAGAAGACAACAACTATGAACATCCATTGATTCTAGGGGCGGTGAGAGGTAATAATACAAAGACACCGGAAGATGAGTTCAAAGACAAAGATTCTAAGTATCCTTTGTCTAATTATTTTGGCAAAGGAGACCTTAGTGGATTGACTACTGAAAATTTTGATTTGAGTAGTGCTTTATCCGCAAGAAAAGATGGTGTGATTGATGGTGAAGCCATAGAAATAACATCTAGTGCAAAATATCCTTATAACAATGTAATAGAGACACAAAGTGGTCATACAATAATTTTAGATGATACAGAAGGCAATGAGCACATTACTATATTGCATAAAAATGGCGATTATGTAGAGATTACCGATAACGAACTCACGGTAAAGTCAAAAACAAAAGTACAAGTAATTGCACCGGAGATTGACTTAGGTGGTGCTTCAACAGAACCTTTAGTTCTTGGTGATAAATTAAAAGCATATATTGATGATAGTATTGTCGGTAAATTCAAAGAGTTTTTAGATAATGATTATAGTACACATATACACCCAACAGGTGTTGGACCTAGTGGACCACCTTCTGGGACACCAACCGTAGAATTTGGAGATTTTGAAGATGATATCCTTAGCGAACAAAACAAGAGTAAATAGATGGCTATAACTTTATCACATATAGGCAAACATTATAAATTATTACCTATACACAATGTAGGTGATTATTATAAACTAGCAAACAATTCTGTGTTTTACTCACCTGACGTAAAAGTAACATCATATGATTTATTGGACACTTATACTACCGCACACCACAACACAACAAATTTAACATTAGGGAGTAATACTTTTCCTATAACTGATTATATTGGTAGCGTAGGTAGATACGTAGAATTTGATGGTGAGATAGGGTTCTTTCAAATAACTGATGTACAACCTACCGAAGTACAAGTAGATAGAACTTTTGCGGCTACGGTATCAAATGTAGCGGTGAGAAATATTGACTATTTTTACTATATATTTTATTATGAAACTTATTATGATATTTTTAACATTAAAGTATCTTTAGTCGATGTGGAAATAAGCGATTATTATACAGCATTAACACCAACATTCGATGTTATGAAAGAGGAGTTAGTAGTTACAAATTCACAATCACATACTTTAGGTAGTGTCGTGAATAAAGGGAGTAGAATCTATAGTATTATAGATTTATATTCTACCGGTGATTATTACAATGGGGTAGTACTAGAAGAAGTTTCTTTTGATGTAAGTGATGTGTTTTATAGTGGGGATTATACTATGACATATGATAGTAAATCTTATACGGACTCTTCCGATTCATTATTCTTATTTAATGGTACTAGTGGGGATTACACAACAGCCACATTCTTAAATTTAGAACCATTTTTTGATATATCAGGTAGACTTGTTACTTTAGATTTTGGTGTATCTTTTGTCACCATAGAAAGTATGGTTGATATCGGTGGTGGCTCTTGTACTATCACTTTCTTAGAGGAAGTATACATTACAAACGGTGATGTATTGTCTTCCTCTGACGAGGTATTGTCTCTATTATGTATTAACAAATTAGAAATTAATGATAAAATAGATTGTGAAATATCTAATATGTTATTTTATATAGTAGTGGAAGAGGTAACTAATACTTATGTTGATTATTCTGTCATTTTCAATGTTAATGAAATTGAAATTGAAAGTACATTATTGACAAACTCTATTATAAGCACAAGTTTAGGAGATATCAAGATATCAACATACAATTCTAGTACTAATATACTAAGAGCAACTAACCCAACCATATTAGCCGATAGTGAAACACCAAGCTTTAAACTCACTTACAAAAATACATATATAGACATTAGTAATTATACAACAAATGATTATGTTGTAAGTTTTGTTTATACAAGACACGTTGATAGCACTGCTACTGGTGCTGATTTGTCTTTAAATTATATTGACCAAATAAAAACAGATTTATTGGGGGACAACCAATATCATTACAATTTCGACATGACATCAAAGTATTTTTACACGAATGACATTTCTATATTTGGTAGAACTTATTCTATAGATGATACTTTACAATATATAGAAGTAGTAGTGTCTAGTAATTATATTGGAGATATTGTAGTAGGTACAGAATTTATATGGAATAATATTACTATAGAGGTGGTTTCTATATCTTCTAACATAATCACTATAAAAGTATTAAGAGGTGTATTAGATGATGCTATATCAAAGACATTTGTGTCAAACATAGCTATAGCACAAGTACAGACCCCATTTGTTGTACCTATTATAGATACATTTTATGATGATGATAATTGTAGGAGATTACCAACACAAATAGAGATAGATGCTCATGACGCGTATGTATTATCTATAACACCAGCTTATATTGATGATATACTGGTAAACATAAAAATAATAAGTGTATTTTATCCTTCTAAGATATACAAGCTTGATATAGGAGAACTACCTATAAAACAGATAGAAGATGTATACCAAGGGGGGATCTACTCATTTGGTACTGTGTTTGGTTCGGTTGATATGAAAATAGAATATATAAGACCGGAAAGATATATGTTTGATTCTATAGGCGCTGATATACCAAAAGAAGAAGGTCAGTTATATATTCTAAAAAATGGTGATGATAACTTTGACACGTATAGAAACATAGTACGTACTAATTTGTTTAGGATTGATAATAAAATGATTCATGAAGTAATTGATATACAGGTATTTAACGACCTTGACCAATCGGGAGACCCTAGTGGTAGCACATTGATAAAATATACAACTAGCGACTACGATGTGTTCGATACATTATATGGTATCACAAGTGGATTGTTATAATGGGATTTACGCCTACCGAAAAAGCTAGTAAATTTGGATTGGATATGGTATCTTTTCTAACACCTGAACTTTCTAAAATAGAATATGCAAATAAATCATTATCTTTTGTTGGTGCTTTGGTAGCAAAAGATTTTGAGCTACCTGATAGTGGGGACCCGGTTAGTGCATCGACTACTATAGCACAAGGTGTAATGAATTACTGGAAGTCCCCTATCGCCGTAGGTTTACCCGGCGTCCCTGCTAATGGTGGTATAGCAGTAGTGTCTGGGCAATTGTTTATGATAGCATTACAACCAATTTTAATATCAAAATTAAGTACATTCTTTGCTAAAGAAAATGAGGAAGGGGATTTAGAGACCGAATTATTAAATGCGATAAAAGACGGTCTTAAAACTTGTACTACATTGCATATAGAACTGATACCAGCACCACCTGCACCACCAATACCTACACCATTTCCCGGTAAGATTTCATTGACATAGAGTTATTTGTGTCTTCTAACCATCTTGTGTTTTATATCATCTGTTTTTTCTACAAAACCAAATCTTTCATAGAACTTTACTAACCTATCATAATTAGAATCGAAATCATTAGTTGGGTCTAAATATATGTCTTTTTTGTTTTTGTCTGCTACGGATATAAGTTTTTCCATAAAAGCAACACCTTCACCTTTACCTCTTCTCTTTAACTGAACAACAAGAAACACAAGAATTATATAGTCATTGTACTCTTCTATTTTACATCTAACTTCCGGAAAATAAAAATCCATAGTGCCTTTTATATCTTTCTCCGTGACCAAATCTAAGAATCCTGTAAACATTGTGTATCCTTTTCTTCCATGTAAGCAACCTCTATTTCTTTACATAACTCTACCATGGCACTCTTTGTGATTATACCCTCTTTAAAGTCTGATTCTGCTTGTGCTTTATCAAACAAATATTTTACAAGAACATCATCTGTCATTTTCTGCTTCCTCTGCGTTAGATTCTTCTAGTGTACTATAATCAACATTAATAATAGGTAAACCCTTATCACTTTTTATTCTTTTTGCTTCTTTACCCAATATATCAACTATGGTTTTTCTAAAATTAATATAATCTATTGATAGTTTCTTTAATGTTTCTATAGACATAACTTTTATAAAATCATCATATTCTAGTTGTGTGTCCATATCGTTAATGTATAAAATTTTAGATTTTAATGATTTATAAACAATTACCAAAAACTTATCAAGGTAAACTATAAAATCTTTATCACTTAGAGTAAATAAATCTATTCTTTCATATGTCATGTGTATTTTTATAAGGTTGTCTATGTTCTTCTTTACAAAATCATCTAATTTTAAAATAGAACTTTTCTTCATCATCTTATCAAATCTTACTTTGTCTTTATAAAGCATATCGCTTTTACCTTTATAGTAGTCTTTACTCTCTAAGAACTCTTCTTTTATATACAATTGATACATAAAAGAATTAAGTAAAAGAATTAAGTAAAAGAAGTTTAAATCTCTTTTGTATTTGGTTTACATCTTCGTTTATAAAATCTCGAAATCTTATCACGGTGCAACGACACCTTCTTTTAGTACAAGTAGTTTTGATTGTATCAACTCTCTTCTATACGGTAGTGTATCATTAGAAAGCTGAACACTTAAGAAATACTTACCAGCAGTCAATAATGCACTCTCCGTTGGGTATATTTGAAATACAAATTTAGTATCAGCGAATATATCACCACTTGCTAAATTCTTAGGCAATGCTCTTTCCACAACTACATTACCATCAACATTATCTTTTCTAATAGTATAAGATGCATACCAATCAGCATCAAACTCTGCTACATCTTTAGAACCTAGCAAGTACACTTTAGAGCTATCCCCTTTTATTATCTCTAAATCTTCTATAAGCGAATCTGCCATATCAATATCCTTTTTATGTATTTATACTTATTTAATCATATTTAAGAAAAAAACATATATATATATATATATATTGGTTTAAGTTAGATTTAAGAATAAATGTTTTATAATTGTACTTAAGATGACAAGTCATCGTATCTGAATAGATAAAAAACTTCAATTTCGCTTTACGAAGCAAAGGAATCAAATGAAAATCTCAAATGTATGTGCACTAGCACTAAGCTTAACACTTATCGGATGCGGAGAACCTACGCCTACTAAAATAGAGGTAAAAGAAATCACATCAATCAAATCAGAAAAACAACCGCTTTGGTACACAAATGGTGTTAAAAAAACAGAGATGTTAGCTATTGGACAAGGGGTAAAAGACTACATTTATCAAGAAAATGAAAATGGACAATATGACAAATATGAAAGTAACCCTGAATATGATGCTAAATTAGTTGCGTTACAAGCGCTATATGATAAAGTAAGAACAGTCACAGAAACATCTATTACTAACATTTTTAATTTTTACAATATCAAGGTAGAAGGTACCCTAAAAAACAACATTTACAAATTATCAACACAAGTAGCAGGTAAAATTTCACCTGTACTAGTTGACTCTTATAAAACAAACACATTAGAAACATACTTATACACATTCAACACATACGAAATCAAAGAACAATATATCACGGTATTAACCAATTATATCAAAGGGGACTCTTTGGTTTATCATAGCGTACCGATTGATTTTGAAAATGACATATTATCATCATCACTTGTATTGTTAGGAGAATAGTTATGAACACTAACATCAAAAAACATTCATCAAAAAGTTTTCTAGTGGATAATTCTTCTTTGTTTGTTAAAGAGAGCAAAATAGTCCTTAATAGGCTAGAGGTGTTATCTAGTTATAATAAATTACAGATTACAAAAGACTTAAGTAACAATACTATCAATGTTGTATTACCTGCTTGTTATAGAGTAGATATACATAGTCTTATGTGTAAATTTGTACCTTATCAAGGGGGATTTAACCAAGGTAAGAACACAAACTACAAAATGGGTCTAAGTACCGTTATTTTCAAGGTGATTAGTTCTTGTGAGTACCTTGATATAATAACAGGAGGACAAGATGTATAAAGTATTATATGTATCTATTGTAATATTATTGTTAGTCGGTTCGAAATCATGTTTAGAAGCCAATTCTTATACTAAAGTACAAGAGAATAACCACAAGAGTATGGGTAAAAGTATGGGTAAAAAAATAAACATCCGCGCTTTAGGTATGGGAGTGGCACCACAACATGCATTCTCAAAAGCACATGCTAAAGTCATGGCTAGAAAATCTGCACTAATTGATGCACAAAACAATCTAGCGGAGATATTGGTTGGTTATAACATCACTAGTGAGACTCGTGCCAAAAATGGAGTGATAAAATCACAAATTATAGAGAAACAAGTAAGGGCTAGTGTTAGAAACTTTAGAATTATCGATGAATCATGGGATGGCGATATATACACAGTAGAAATTGCTATCTAAATGTATGGGTAAAAAAATAAATTCTAAGAAAAAAGGTAGTATAAATAAAATAAAAGTTATAAATTATTATAATTTAATATTGCTTTAAGCTAAGTTATGTTATAATCTATTATATTTGATATCAAGTACGTGTTGTACAGCCTTTATTGGTGATATCATTACTTTGTAGGGAAAAACTAATCCATTACCAGTACTGTTGTGATAACAGGGTTCACGGACAAGCTAATTAAACCTATATGTTATTTGAAGTGGTGTTACGAAACGATATTAAGCGTTTTGTATAATAAGTAAATCGAAGTACGAGAGTGGATGTGTAGTCTGCGTACAATTAATAGTGTACGTAACAGGTGTTTTAATCCGTGTGGGATAGTCCTATACATTCATTCTTTTAAAGAGGTTTACATTGATTGTATTGATATATCTATTTTTGAAAAAAAAATAATTGATATTGAAACAAGATAGTTCCATCTATTACTTAAAAATGATAGATTAAATTGTTTTGTTTCTTGTTTTCTATTTTTGAAAAAAAAATAATTGATATTGAAACAAGATAGTTCCATCTATTACTTAAAAATGATAGATTAAATTGTTTTGTTTCTTGTTTTCTATTTTTGAAAAAAAAATAATTGATATTGAAAC